CCGATACAGCGCGCCGTTCAGGCGTTCGTCGACCGCGGCGCCGATGGCGGCGGGATCGATGCCTTGCTGGCGCGGTTGCTGCTGACCCTGCTCGTCTTCGCCAGATGGAGCAGATTGCTGCCGCGCGCCCTGGGCGGGTGGCTCGGCATTCAAACCGACCTGCGCCGCATACTGCTGCGCCTGCCGGAATAATTCGGTTGCGTGCTGTAGCCGAGAATCGGCCGCTGCTTCTTTCTGCAGCGTGCGCCGGCCGGCTTCGATGATCTTGTTTTTCGGGACGGTGACTTCCTGGCCATCGACGATGATGGTTTCGGTTTCTTCGGCTGCTACTGCTGGCGCGGCCGTTGCAACCGGCAACGGATCATCGTCGTCATCGCCATCATCATTCGTGGCGGTCGCTTGTGGTTTCGGTGCCGGTGCCGACGCTGGCGTAGCAGCAGCCGGCGGCGCGATTTCGCCCGTGTTTTCGTCAAATTCCTGCATTTCGCTCGCGACAGCAGCATGCGCACGCTGTGCGATTTCCTGCATTGCCGCATTGCGCGCGGCGTAGCCCATCGTGATTTGCGTTTTCTGCTGCGGTTGCTGCTGGGCGTCCACGCCATTGGTAGCTTCTGCCATGATTTCCTCGATGATTGCCCTGCTGGGCGTTGAAAAAGCTTATTCGCCGTCGTGGCGCTGTTGATCGAGCGCCCGCTCGGCTGATTCGCCGGTCTGGATCATCTCCAGCAGCCAGTCGCGCACCGAGTTGGCGCGCCAGATCTGGTTTTGCAGCTCTGCGATACGCCGACGGCGCCATGGGCTGACCCGTGCGAGCTTGTCGGCGGCCTCCTGCGCTTCCTGCTCCGCGCGCCCAAGAATGTAGCGCCCGATGTCCGAACGCACGAATTCGGCGGCATCCTGGCCCAGAATGGCCTCAGCGATCAGTTCATTGCTCATTGCCGACGCCCTCCGGGGTGATAGCCTGCTGCATCAGCTGCTGGGATGGCAGGATTGCGGCCTCGGCCAGGGTTTTGACGGTCTGGGCCTGCTTGAGGTCCGCATCGGACAGAGCCTGCACAGCCTTGGCTGCGTTGTCGCGCTTCAGCGTGGCGATTTCGGCCTGCATTTGTTCCATGCCAGCCTGGGCCTGCTGCAGCATTTGCTGCATCTGTTGCATTTGCTGCTGCATCGGGTCGCCGTCCTCGCGGAAGAAGCGTGCACCGTCGCGGTAGCCTGCCAGGCCGAAAATTTCCTTGCGGATCGCCAACGGGTCGGCGTCTGGCAACGCCTGGCGCGCCTCCGCATATGTTTTGGTCGCCAGGACGAACTTCTGCAGCTTCATTTCCGGGTTGGTGGCGCCCATGCCGACATTGACCATGACGGTCAGTTCCTGATTCAGCATTTCGTCGGTGACCTGGTCGATGCCGTATTTCTGCATCAGCTGCGCCTTCTGGCCGGCGAGGGCCAGCACGGTCATATCGGTTTCGTACTGCTGCTCCAGCTTCACCAATTGGCGCAGGACCGGCTCCACCCAGGTTTCCACGAACGTGCGCAGGAGGTAGCCGGTGAGCTGGGAGGCGCCGCCGTTCAGCAGGTTCAGACCTCCGACCGTTTCACCCAGCTTGCGGTTCGATGCGATGCTCGATCCGCTGAAATTGCCAACCAGCTCATCGAAGTCGCCGTTGATGCGATCCTGCTCGGCGTAGGCGCTGGCCGTCACGTCCGGCCAGTTGACCTCTTGCACGTCATCGATTGAGTCGACCAGCGTCACGGAGCCGGCCACGTTGCGCTGCAGGCTGGGGATATCGACCTGCTTGCCGCGCTTCGCGATCCAGCGCTTGTTCAGCACCAGCTTGACGTTGTCCAGGCGCTGGTTCACGACGTCGTTTGCTTCGCGCTGCAGCTGCGCGCCCAGCTGCACCAGCGCGTCGGGTACAGGCCGGTGCGCCTCGATGGTGGCGTTGCCGATCACAACAGGACGCTCGCCGGTGAAGTACACCTGGTCCAGCGGTACCGGGTCGGTCAGCATGTGCATGCAGCCCATGGTCCAGTACACCATTTCCTCACCATCCAGGCGCACGAAGTTTTCATGACACCAGACGATTTCGATGTCGCTCAGCGGCGCGTTGTTCTCCGCCTTGGGGTCTTCGCGCCGGTTTTCGCGCTGCTGGCGCAGCGAATCGTAATCGGCCATGGCCTGGCGAATTTCGCCGTCCGACAGCGGGCGCCATACGGGCTGGCCGGTCTTCGTGTCTGGCGTGGCCATCATCTGCTTCACGTCGCCAACGTACTTAGGCACCTGGCGGATCAGATACGGCGTGGAGCCAACGACGTCCAACCAGTTGGCGCCGGGGTCGAATCGCAGGTTTTCCAGCGGGATCAACTCGACGCATGGCTTGTCGCGCACCACCTTTGGGTCACCCTCGTAGGTGACCTGGTTGCCAGCCTGGTCAACACCGGCGATGTACTGCGGCTTCTCACGATAGTCCCAGTACTGGTACGACGCCACAATGCCGTAGATCTGCGATTCCTGGAATGCGCCGATTAGCAGTTTGAACCAGGGGATGGACTTCTGCAGCCGATAGTTCAGCAGCTGGAACATGACCTCTGCCGACGCCTGCTGGATCGGGTTCGACTGGTTCTCAGCCTCCACGGATACCACGTCCACGTTCGAGAAGAACGCCTCGGCCGCCGCGGCTTCGTTCTTGCGCACCACGCTGCGTGTCTTCGGACGGAAGATGCGCGAGCGTGCTTTGAACAGGTCCGAGTTGTACTTGCTGCCGGCCGGATGCCGGGACTGGAACAGCGCCAAGTTGTCTTCCCACGTCTTGCGCCAGTTCGTGTCCATGTAGCTGGTGGACGCGGAGAACGAGTCGCGGGCGATGCTCAGCCAGTCGCGCTGCGCCGGCTCCGCCGTGTTGGTATCGTCGTTCATATCGTCAGGATTGCTTTCTGTGGAACGCCTTCGATGCAGGTGGCGCGCTCACCAGTGCTGGCGCCGCGGATGCGGTTGGCACGCTCCAGGAACTCGCCGGCCGCGCGCCGTACGTTCGCCGCCCTGGCACCGGCGTCCGCCACGACCTGGCTGTAATGCAGCACCATGCCCCAATTCGCCGCCCAGTTCGACACCGACACGCGGACCACGGCGCCGGTGATCAGCACGAACCAGTGGTAGCCCGGGTAGGCGCGCACCAGCACTTCCAGCACGTCGCGCGCCAGCGGCATGTCGCTTTCGTGTTCGCACTCGATGCCAACAATGTGCTCATGGGGATTCAGCACGCTCAGTCCTCGCTTGGCTGATATGGGCCGCCGTTGGCGCCGCTGTCTTCGAATTTGCGGCCGTTGCTGAACTCGTATGCGATGTCGGGTTTGTTGGAGTCTTTGCCGGCGGCGCGCTGCACGATTTCCTTCCAGGTGCGGGTAGAGGTGTGCACCAGCTGCTGCTCAGTGGGTTGCGTTGCCATGTCATGAATCCTCGAAATTCGGTGGTTCCAGGGCCTCGGCGGAGTAGTCCGCCACTTCCGGCCAGATCAGTTCACATTCCGGACCCGGTTCCGCAATACGCGCCAGCGCATCCAGCATGTCGTCGTGCACCGGTACCGGGAACGCCTTGTATTCCTGCTCGATGAATTCCTGCACCAGGTCGACCGTGCGGCCTTCGTAATTCGTGTAGTGCAGGGTGCGCGGCAGAATGATGCGGCGCTGCTCGAAGTACGGCACCAAGCGCTTGATGCGGTCGTTCTTCGGGATGATGCCGAACACTTCAGTGACGTCGAAGCGATAGTTCTGCTCCGTCATCAGCGATTCGAGGTGCTCGATGTCGGCCTGCATGCCGTATTTCTCGTACCGCACGCCTGCGCTGCGGATCGGCCGATACTTGCGGTGCCAGCGCATCACCAGCGCGCTGCGCTGCGCCAGGTTCAGGCGATCGCGTACCATGTCCAGCACGTAGATATTCCGGTCGGCGCCCAAGCCCAGCACCCAGGCAGCCGTGTAGTCCGACTTCTTGCCCTTGCTGCCGGCCGGGTCCACCACGATGTAGACGTTCAGGCCGTCGCGGCGGAAGCCGTCGTGGTAGCGGAGCCAATCCTCCTTGAAGCCCTGGGTTTCGTCGGCAAGTGGGTTCTGTAGCATCTGGCACGCAAAAATGTATGGGCCCATGTCGCGGCGTTTCTGCTGCACCCATTCGGCGCTGCGCAGAACGGGAGTGCCTTCGGCTGTGCCTTCCTTCGTCAGCAGGTGAATGCGCGGCGTCGCGGTGCCGCGTTCGATCACCGTGCGGTACGCATCGTTCGCGTGGTACCTGGTGCCGATGAAGCGCCGGTACCCACCTTCGGCGCCCAGCGCATAGCTCAGCGAAAGCATGTCGCTCGTCTTGAGCATCATGTCTGGCGTGGTCACCGATTCCGGCGTCACCACGTCGTCATACACCAGCAGCAGAAAGTGCTTACCGATCGGCTGGCCGTCCACCACGCCCCAGGCTTCAACAGTGGCCTCTGCGGGATTGCTGCGGCGTTTGACGATGATGCCGTCGTCCTCGCTCCATTTCGGCGCGTCGCGGTGCGGGTTGGCGAAAAGGATGTCCGGGAACCATTCGCGCAGCAGCCTGTTGCTCTCGAACTCGAACTTAATCTGTCGCAGGAAGCGCTTTGCGATGCCGCGCGAGTGGCTGAAGATGCCGATCGTCGCTTCGCGGCCCTGCCATTCCGGCAGCGGCTCGTCACCGTGACTGGCCAGGATGTCCTGGATGCTCTTCCCGTAGGTGATGATGGCCGACTTGTAATGCTCCCGGCTCCATAAATCGAGATGGCCGTTCGGCTGCGCCTGAATCTCCCGGCAGCGCTGGAAAATCCACTCCTTTTCCACGTCCTTCCTGCCCAGCGCATAGCGCAGCAGGTAGTACAGGTCAGTCCGGCACAGCTGGCGGTTCGCCGCCACCACTTGGGCCGGCCCGCAGTTCATCCAGAAGCGCCGCAGTCGCGTCTGATAGTCCGTAAGTGTGCTCATGTTTGACTGGACCGCCTTCGGCGCCGGAGATCTCCTGGGCCACTTTCACGCCGTATTTTTTCGGCCGCAGCTTGGCGCAGTACAGCTCGCGGGCATAGATCTTCAACCTGGCCTGCTGCACGGCGCCTTTCGATGCTCCGCAGCTGTCGGCGATCTGGACAATTTCGTCCATGTACACGTCGGTGCGATCATCCAGCGCTGCCGCGTACATCTTCGCGAAGTCCGCGTTGTCCTTGAGCCAGCGGAACACGGTCGCCTTGCTCGGCATGCCTTTCATTGCGCAGACGGTGCGCAGGTCGGCGCCATCTGCCAACGCGGCGCAAAGCTTTTCGGCAGCCTTACGCGAATACGCCATCTTTCCTTCCCCAAAGCAAAAAGCCCCGGAACATTGCTGCTCGCGGGGCCTCGGAACCGTCCGGAGACGCCGCGGGCTCCCTTTGGGAACCCGTACGCGTCATAGACGGAGATAAATTGTTGTGCGGAATCTATTCCTTTTCTTTCGGGTTGTCAAGATTCTCGTCGTTTCATACGATCTGCCAGTCCTCGGCCAGCATGTCGGTCTGTGGGGCCAACCATCCCATCAGAATCTCGCCGGTTGCAGTTTTCATGGTGATGCATGGCAGTACCACGGCGCTGCCGCCGTTCTGGCGTGCATATTCGCTGTTGTTGTTCGACCAGAAGTTCTCGAACGAGATCTCGCGGCTTCCAGCGATGCCATTGCCGCCAGGATTGCACGATAGCGAGAGCCACATGCCCTTGCCATTCCAGCCGGCGCGCGCCACCTTCGCGCCTTTCTTCAGCGCTTCCAGCGCCAGGCCGAACGTCATCCCGCTGCAAGGGCGGTAAGCCTCCTCGAACTGCGCCGCCGGCGACCACGACACATAACCGGCATGCGTCGGCACGTTCGGCTTGCCGCCGTCGAGGTATTCGACCAGGTAGCCGGCATCCTCGCCGTTCTCGTCGGCCGGCAGTGACCAGCCACGGAATTCATTGTAGGCCGCGCGCGTCATTGGCTCGGCGTTGATCAGTTTCGTTCCGATGTACATTTTCATCCCTTGATAGGCCCCGCAGAACGCGGCAGGGCAGCGCGTTACCTGTTCCCGCTGTCCACGATGTCTTCGATTGCCGCCTGCGCGTCGCGGAAGATCCGGACGAATTCGCTGATCGGCCGCACCGGGATATTGCACATCCGGCAAACAACTTCGGGCCGCGCCTGCTCGATGTAGGTCCAGTTCAGCACCAGGCGGTGCTGCAGGGACAGGTGCACCATGCCGCGCTGGATGCGGATCGCGTCCGCCGTGTCGTCGTCCAGGTTGTCGCGCACGGTGTGCCCGGACCAGACGTCGCCCAGCTCGGCGCGCCGCATGCCCTCGCACACGGCGCCCGTCATGCAGTCGGCGCCGCCGCGCGTCCGGCTAGTCGCCCAGCGCGCCCATGCTTCCAGCCTGGCGCCAATGTCCTTCCTTTCCGTCACTCGCGCTCCTCGAATTCGTTGCAGCGCAGGTTCGTATCGGCTTCCGCCACACGCGGGTTCGTGCACTGCAAGCTGCGGTCGATGACGCGGCGCCAATGGCATCCCTTGCATGTCTGTTCCTCCTGGGTGATGAGCGCCTCGAGCGGGTCGCGGTAGAAGTGGGCGGGCAGGGCGGTCATTTCGGGAACTCCTGTGTGCGGCCGCAGTTCGGGCAGTGGACGCCCGCCGGCGTGATGTGGAACAGGTTGCAATTGCACTGGCAATGCCATAATTTCGACCCGACCATGGGCATGAATGGCCCTTGCATGCGGCCCTTGTAAAGGCCGCATACCGGGCATTCAAGCCAGCCATCCGCATCGCGCAATGCCTGCTCATCTACGACCGCTTCCCATCGGTTTTTGCAATCGATGCACAGCGCAGGGCCACGCGCATGCGGAACTGGCGATTCCGGCCGCTTGAATTCGATGACGGTCACGGCACGATCCTCCGCACCTGCATTTCCGGGCGCTTGGCGCGCACCTCGGCGGCGATGCGCCGTGCGCGCGCCAGGCGTGGCTCCGGCATGTTGGCGACGCCGGCCAGCTGGCGCGCCACAATGGCCATGCCGGCATTGGCGGCGCAGTGGATTTGGTAGACGTTGTTCGTTTTCATGGTCGTTCAAACGAAGTGTTTTGCGT